TGCTTCGACGTCGGCGCATTCGAGGCCCACCCGATCGCCGGCTGGATCACCACCGGCGTCAGCATCCTGACGCTCGACTGGAAGATCGACAGCCCCGGCCGTCGGCCCGGCGAGCGCCAGTGAGCAGCCTCATAGGCAAGGTCCTCGCCAAGTCAGCGTCGGCAGCGGCCTCCCCGGTCTCCTACGCCGCCCCCGGCTTCGCCACGATCTCGCCCGGCTACGCCGGCGCCGACCCGGCCAGCTACATGCGCGCCTACGGCAGCAGCGGCACCGTCTTCTCGATCGTCAGCATGCTGGCCCGCCAGACCGCCAAGTACGACTGGCGCATGTACCGCTGCCAGCCGCAGGACGGCCGACGCCGGTACACCACCGCCGACAAAGGCTCTGATCAGCGCGTCGAGGTGATCCGGCATCAGGCGTTGAGCGTCTGGAACAAGCCGAACCCGTTCATGAGCGGCTTCCAACTGCGAGAACTCGCGCAGACCTACCTGGATCTGACGGGCGAGAGCTACCTGATCGTCCAGCGCGACGCGCGTGCGAGCTTCCCGACGGGGCTGTGGCCGGTGCGCCCGGACCGTATGGACCCGGTGCCGCACCGCGACAAGTTCCTCGCCGGCTACTTCTACACGTCCCCGTCGGGTGAGCGGGTGCCGTTGCAGCCCGAAGACGTGATCATGGTGAAGTATCCGAACCCGTTCGACATCTACCACGGGCTCGGGCCGATCCAGTCGATCCTCGTCGACATCGACGCGTCGAAGTACTCGGCGCAGTGGAACCGCAACTTCTTCCTGAACAGCGCCACCCCCGGCGGTGTGATCCAGGTCGACAAGCGGCTCAGCGATGACGAGTGGAACGAGTTCACCAACCGCTGGCGCGAGAGCCACCGCGGCATGGGAGCGGCGCACCGCGTCGCCATCCTGGAGGCCGGCGCCCAGTGGGTGCCCAACGCCCACACCATCCGCGACATGGACTTCGGGAACCTGCGCGGCGTGTCCCGGGATGTCATCCGCGAGGCCTTCGCTATGCACAAGGCCATCCTCGGCACCGCCGAGGACGTCAACCGCGCCAACGCCGTCACCGCACAGGAGCACTTCGAGTCGTTCCTACTCAGGGACCGGCTCGACCGCTGGCGCGACGCCCTCAACTGCTCCTACCTGCCGCTCTTCGGCTCGACCGGCGAGGGCGTGGAGTTCGACCACGAGGACCCCGTCACCTCCAACCGCGAGGCCGACGCCCTGGAGCTCAAGAGCAAGGCCCAGGCCGCGCAGGCCCTGGTGGAAGCCGGATACGACCCCACGGACGTCCTGGAAGCCGTCGGCCTGCCCGCGATGGGTGTCGTGGAGCGCGCGACTCAGACGCCCGCGGTGCCGCCGCGCTGGGTGCCGACCGCACCCGAGGAGAGCCCGGAGTCCGCTGCCGCCCTGGAGGCGATGATGGCCAGTCAGCTGCCCACCTGGAACCGGGCGGGCGCCCGATGAGCCAGCTGACGGTCGCCAGCACGGGCATGAAGGCCAAGGTCGAGCTCGATGGCCAGGACATCAGCAGCGCCCTTCGTGGGCTGTCCGTGCGCTACGACGCGCAAGAGATCCCGACTGCTGTCCTCGACGTGATGGTTCACCACGCGGGTGAGATCAGCGCCGATGGCGTGCACGTCGTCATCCCTGCGGCCACTGCCGATCTGTTGGTTCAGCTCGGCTGGACGCCGCCGCCCTCTGGCCACCTCAACAACCAGAAGGGAGCGGAGGGATGAGCGATCAGCAGCCGCTGCCGCCGGTCGACCCGGGCAACCCGTACCTGACCAAGGTGCCGGCCAGCCTGGTGACCAGCGAACTCACCGGACCGGACGGCCGGGTCGCCGCCGCTACCATCCGCACCCCCGGCACCACACTGACGGTCCTGCTGACGCGCGACGAATGCGCCCAGTGGGCCGCCGCCTTCCAGAACCAGGCCAACAGCATGAGCGGCCTGGTCGTCGCCCCTGCTGGGGCGATGCTCCTCGACGCCGCGGGGGTGGCGCGGTGAACCGGGACGTCATGCGGCGCACCGTGCAGCGCCTGTCCAATCTGGCGCAGCAACCGCAGGCCGGCGGCTGGTACCGGGTCGTCCACAATTCGGCGCCTGGGACCCCGACTCGGGTCGACATCTACGACGAGATCGGCGGCGGCGGCTGGTTCACCAGCGGCGTGACCGCGATCGACTTCATCGCCGAGCTCGCGCAGATCGACGGCGACCTCGAAGTCCACCTCAACTCCCCTGGTGGGGATGTCTTCGACGGCCTCGCCATCTACAACTCGCTGGCGCAGCGCCCCGGCCGGGTGACCACGATCGTGGACGGCCTCGCCGCATCCGCCGCGAGCTTCATCGCCATGGCCGGCACGACCCGGCTGATCTGCCCCGGCGCGATGATGATGATCCACGAGGCGTCCGGGTTCTGCGTCGGCAACGCTGCCGAGATGCGCGAGACCGCCGAACTGCTGGACAAGGTCTCGGAGAACCTCGCCGCGATCTACGCCTCCCACAGCGGGCGCGCGGACGGCTGGCGCGACGCCATGCACGCCGAGACCTGGTACACCGCCGACGAGGCCGTGGCCGCGGGCCTGGCCCATCGGCTCACCGAACGGCCGGCCGAGATGGCCGCGGTGGCCAGCTTCGACCTGACTGCGTTTCTGCGCGTCCCCGAGCGGATCCGCAACGCAGCCCAGCAGCCGCAGAAGCTGGCCAAGACGGTGCCTTGCCCGGCCTGCGACGCGGACAACGACGCGGACGCCCAGTACTGCGACCAGTGCGGCGCCGAGATGCCGGCTGGCAGCGACGGGGCCGAGAACAACGACCGCAGCACGGTCATTGCCGCCGAGGCGGCGGCAGTCGTCAACAAGGCGCTGCCGGTGCACCACACGGCGACGGTGGACGAGCCATGGGACGGCCCCGCCGCCGTCGCGGCGATGCCGAACGACGACGCGGTCCTGCGCTACTGCCACGCCTGGGAGTCACCCGAAGCCGCCGCCGAGCCGCACCGCGAGAACGACGACGACGCCGACGACCAGAAGGCCAACTACAAGTTCCCGCACCACAAGGCCAAGGGCTCACCGGCGAACCTCGCCGCCTGCCGCAACGGCCTGGCGCGGCTCGAAGGCTCCTCGATCCCCGAGGGCGACAAGGCGGGCGTCCGCGCCCACCTTCAGGCCCACCTCGACGACGCCAACGACGACGGGGACGGCACCGAGAACGCCATGCCCGCATGGCTCACCCCCGCGCCCCTGCCGGCGTGGCTCAACCTCGCCAAGGAGGCGTAGCAGTGACGATCACCATCCCGGACAGCCCGGCCGCCCTGGCGGAGACCCTGAACGACCCGCAGAAGATGCAGGAGCTCTGGGCCAGCAAGGAGAACCTCGGCGAGTTCATCGAGGGCTACGCCAAGGCCGTCGACCGCGGCGACCGCGGCGAGATCAAGGCCGAGGCGCGCGAACAGATGCAACTCGTCCTCGCCGAGTACCTCAAGAACAACGGCTCCGACGAGCGCCCCCCGGTCGACATGGCTGGCGACCGCGCCCACAACATGCGCCCCGAGATCCAGGGCCTGCCGTCCAGCACCCGCAAGAGCCTCTACAACCGCCGGGCCCCCGGCGCGAAGGCCGACGGCATCTTCGCCGACGCGAGCGAGTTCTTCCGCGCGACCTGGTACAAGGCCGACCGGATGCGGGACTTCGGCGAGCTCGCCCCGAAGCTGGCCAAGCTCGTCGAGATCCAGAACAGCTACGGCTCCGAGGTGCCGGCCGACGGCGGGTTCCTGATCCCGGAGGAGCTGCGCTCGGAGATCCTTCAGGTCGCGCTGGAGACCGCCGTCGTGCGTCCCCGCGCCACCGTCATCCCGATGTCGTCGCTGCGGGTCCCCATCCCGATGATCGACGACACGTCGCACCAGTCCAGCATCCTCGGTGGCGTCGTCGGCTACTGGGCGGAGGAGGCCGCGGCCCTGACGGAGTCCCAGGCCAGCTTCGGCCGGGTCGTCCTGGACGCGAAGAAGCTGACCGCGTACGCCGAGGTTCCGAACGAGCTGCTGATGGATGCCCCGGCGTTCGAGGGCTTCTTCACCGGGACGTTCCCGAAGGCGATCAGCTGGTTCGAGGACGTCGCGTTCATGACCGGCACCGGTGTGGGTGAGCCGCTCGGCTTCATCAACTCCCCGGTCAGCATCCAGATCGCGGCCGAGTCCGGCCAGCAGACCCAGACGATCACCTGGGAGAACATCGTCAAGATGTACTCCCGCATGCTGCCCACCAGCCTGGGCCGCGCGGTGTGGATCTGCTCCATCGACGCGTTCCCGCAGCTCGCCACCATGGCCCTGTCCGTGGGCACCGGTGGTGGCCCGGTGTGGATCGGCAACTACGCCGGCGGCCAGGGCGGCATGTCCGCGCCGCCCGCGACCATTCTCGGCCGCCCCGTGTACTTCACCGAGAAGACCGGCCCGCTCGGCACCACCGGCGACATCAGCTTCGTGGACCTCAGCTACTACCTCATCGGCGACCGCATGGAGATGCAGAGCAGCTCCAGCGAGCACTACAAGTTCGCCAACGACAAGACCGCCTACCGCGTGCTGGAGCGCGTCGACGGCCGGCCGTGGCTGCAGTCCGCGATCACCCCGAAGAACGGCGGCCCGACCCTGTCGCCGGTCGTCCAGCTCGCGTCTCGCTGACCCCAGCGGCAGTGACGCCCCGCTAACAACCCCAGTCTCAGGAGGAACAGCAGATGGCAGGCATGGAAGGCCTCGGCCGCGTTCTCGACGTGATCCCGATCGCGGCCGGGCAGGCGTTCAAGTTCCGCAACGCCAGCGCGGTCCTGTTCGTGTGCACCGGCGCGGACACGTTCACTCTCACCGCGTCGGGCACCTACGGCGGCTCGTACACCAGCCCCGGCAACGTGATCAACCACTACTACCAGCGGGCCGACACCAACGGCACCCACGCCTGGACCCGGCAGACCCAGGCCGCCTCCAACGCGGTCGTGCAGGGCTCCGCCTACACCACGGCGTTCGAGGTGCTGACCTCGATGGTCGCGGACCCGCAGGACTACCTGAAGGTGTCCGTGGGCGCCTCCGGCCTCGTCACGGCGATCCTCCACGACCTGATGGTCCAGAGGAAGCCGGCCAACCTCGAGATCCTGGGGAGCTGAGCCGTGGCCAGCCTCAACACGAACCGGGACGTCCGGCTCATCTCGGCCGGCCTGGGCGTCAGCCGCGCGGCCGCGACGATCCCGCAGAGCGCGGCGCAGAACATCTTCACCGTCAGCGGCGGCCGGATCCTGCTGGTCGCCCTGATCGGCCAGGTGACCACGGTGATCGGCAGCACCGCCACCACCGTGAAGGTCACCAACACCCCGGCCAGCGGCACCGCGACCGACATCGCCTCGGCCACCGCCATCACCTCGAAGGAGGTCGGCACGCTGATCGGGCTGCCGCTCACCCCGGGGTCGGCCGTGGCCGTCGGCGCGAACGCGGGCGCAGCGGTGCAGGTCCCCGGGCACCAAGGCTGGCTGATCGAGCCCGGCACCCTCTCCTACACCACCAGCGCCTCCACCACGGGTGCCGTCGCGTGGGACCTGCTGTACATCCCGTTCGACGCGGGCGCGCAGGTCGTGGCGGCCTGACATGTCGATCGAGGTGTGCCCGCGCTGTACCTGCCGGTTCGCGGTTGGCCTGCTCCGCTGCCCCCAGTGCGGCGAGGTAGCACCGCTGTTCGCCGACCGCACTACCACCGAGGAGGATCAGATGCCGCGCATCACCGTCGGCGCCGGCCCGACCAACGCGGCCGCGCAGCCCGGGGAACCCGGCTACATCGAGCCCGAGGCGCAGCCCCAGGCCGCGGAGGTTCAGGCCACCCCCGAGTCGGAGCCCGAGGCCCTGGTGGCGGAGGAGGCTGCTCCGGCGGCCGAGCCCGAGCCTGAGGCCGCGCCCACCGACCCGGAGCCGGCCGAGCAGGCGACCGAGACCGCCACCAACAGCAAGGCGGACAGCAAGTGACGTACCAGCGCACGACCGCGTCCAACGAACTGTTCAGGGCCTCCGGGCTGACGCTGAACAGCAACACGGACACGGTCACGGCTGGCACGCTCAACGCCCTCAACGGCTCCACGGCCGGCACCATCGACCTGTCGCGGATCAGCAACGGGCTGCTCGTCGTCAACGTGGCCAACGCCCCGGGAGGCACCACTCCGGGCCTGGCCGTGTTCGTCGACTGCAAGGACGCGTTCGGGAACTGGTGCCTGATCAGCAACAGCACCGCGATCAGCGGCGCCGTGCTGAACAGCAGCGGCACCGTCTACGGCAACATCTCGGCGAGCTACCAGCCGACCGACGTGGGCCGGATCCGCTGGGTCGTCACCGGCACCGGAAGCCCGTCGTTCTCCGGCGTCAGCTTCTCGCTGTACGGGCGGTAGCCGTGTCCTGGTACCAGCTCCTCGACATCCGCAGGCAG